TCAGTCCAAGGTAATGGGTTAGCTTGTGGTACAACATATGGGCATGGGTATGATAATGACTTCATTCGCTTTGAAGCAATCCATTCAATATAGTCAGATAGCAATTTTTGATTAAGGCCAATCATAGATCCGTCCTTAAATAAATAATGTGCCCAATCTTTCTCTTGTTGTACAGCAGACATAAACATTGCTACTACTTCATCTTCGCATTCCTGACGTATTTTGACAAACTCAGTGTCATCTTTTAGTAATGTTTTAAGTATCGTTTGTGATGTCGCTAAATGCACGTTTTCATCACGAGCAATAAACTTAATGATCTTAGCATTACCTTCCATCTTTTTAAGTTCTGCATATGCCCATGAACATGCAAACGATACATAGAATCTTAGACCTTCTAGTACATTAATTGAGTTAACCATCAACCATAACTTACGCTTAAGCTCTCCCATTGTTATTGTAATAGTCTTGTCATTAACTCTATGCGTACCAGTTCCAAGAAGATCGTGCCACTTTGAATATTCAATAAAGTCATCATAGTACTTTGATATATCAATAGAGCATGCCATAATCTCTGGCACGTCTAACATTGTATCAAATACCTTTGATGGGTTTGAATAGATGTTGCGTATAATATGCGTGTATGAACGAGAATGGATAGTTTCCATAAATGCCCATGCGGTAATTAATGGCTCTAACTCTGGTACAGATGCAACAGGCAACAAAGCTTCGGTCGGACCACGACCTTGAACGGAATCAAGTAAAATCTGTCGTTTAAGATTAGATGTAAAGATGTGTTGCTCGTTTGGAGTCAAAGACTGGAAGTCAGAACGGTCTTTTGTAATATCGACTTCCTCTGGTCTCCAAAAGAATCCAAGTTGCTTATCAGTCAGTTTCTCAAAGACTGGGTATTTGACATGGTCATAGCGCGCAATATCAATAGAGCCATCAAAGAACATTTGAGTTTCAAGATGACTTTTATTTTGTTTTTTAAATACTGAACTAGACATTCTTAATCCTTAAATTTTGCAGCTATCACAGTCATCTTCGTTGTCATCGATATTATCAGTCATGTCGACATCATTACTTAAAATTTCGCCAGACTGATCATTTGTATTATTGTAATATAATTGCTTACCGCCATATTTATAAAATGTAATAATGTCTTTAATCAGTTGTGACATAGGAACTTTTGAATCTTCAAAGTGTTCAGGATTATATGATGTGTTAACTGAAATACCTTGGTCAATATACTTTTGAAGTATTGCACAAATTTGTAAATAGCCTTCTGGAGATTTTTGGTCCCATAGCAAATCATACTTATTCTTTAAGTGATGATACCCTGGGACAACTTGAGCCATTACACCATCTTTTGATTGTTTATAAGATACTAATGCACGAGGTGGTTCAATACCGTTTGTAGAGTTTGACAACTGTGCAGAAGTTTCAGCTGGCATTAGAGCCATTAATGTCGAGTTACGAATACCAGTAGCTTTAAGTTGTTCACGAAGACTTTTCCAATCCATACGTTCAGTTGCAGGCACTAGCATATTGACATCTTTCTTATATGTATCAATTGGTAAAATACCATGACCATACTTTGTTTCCATATTTAATGGAATTGTACCACGCTCTGCTGCAAGATCAGCCGATGCCTTAATTAAATAATACGACCATGCCTCTGCATATTCATCGACCGTAGCAAGTGCAGCTGAATCATACTTAAGACCACGCTTTGCTAAAAAGTATGCCAGATTGATAATACCAATACCAAGTGGTCTACGATTCATAGTTGATGTATGCGCAGCTGGTACTGGATAATGTTGATAGTCTAATAGAGCATCAAGAGCTCTAACTGCTAGAGTGCAATACTTTTCAAATTCGTGTGGTTGATTAATCAAACCCCAGTTAATAGCAGAAAGTGTACATAGCGCAATTTCGCCTTTTGAATCATCTGCAGAAGTTAATGCTCTTGTGGGCAGATTCACCTCAGCACATAAGTTGGATTGACGTATAGGTGCAAGTTCTGGAATGAATGAGCCATGTTCATTTGCATGGTCAACGTTCATTAAGTAAATACGACCAGTGTCTTTACGCTCTGTAACAAACATACTGAACAAGTCAATAGCAGTCATTACCTTTTTAGTGATCTTAGTATCTTTTTCATACTTTTCATATAACTGTTTGAATTTAATTTGATCCGCATAGAATGCATCAAGAAGCCCTGGAGTATCATGTGGAGAAAACAGCGTGATATTACCACCAGTCAACAATCTTTCATACATTGTTTTGTTGAACTGAAATGCATAGTCCATATGTCGCACGCGATTTTCTTCTGTGCCTTTATTATTTTTTAATACAATTAAGTCTTCAAACTCTAGGTGCCATGCTGGAATATAGATGGTTGCTGCCCCGCCCCTGACCCCACCTTGGGAGCAGCTTTTCACTGCTGCTTGAAAATATTTAAGGAATGGCACTACACCAGTATGTACAATTGAGCCGTCACCAATGCGAGAACCAATTGCACGGATTGAACCTACACCAATACCAATGCCTGCCTTCTTTGAAATATACCTAACAACCGATGTAGATGTAGCAGTAATTGAATCAAGTGAATCGCCTGACTCAATAAGTACACAAGAACTGAACTGACGTGTTCCTGTACGTACACCGGCCATTACTGGTGTCGGTAGCGAAATATAGAACAAAGAAATTGCATCATAGTAATCCTTGACCCATTTCATTCTTTGTTCTACTGGATATTCTGCAAACAGAGTAGCGGCTACAAGAGCATATAAAATTTGTGGTGTTTCATATGGTTTTTTAGTAGAGCGATCTTGTACTAAATATTTACCGCGAAGCTGTTCCATACCTGCATATGTAAATGTATCATCGCGTTCATGTTTAATCATTGAATTAAGCGCAACCCATTCAGTCATGCTATACTTATCGATAATACTAGAGTCATACACTCCTCTAGCAACGTTTGCATGAACAACATCTAACAAAGGATCTGGTTCATACTTCCCATAGACTTCTTTACGAAGTTTATAATTAATTAATCGAGCAGCAACATACTGATAATTAGGAGTATGTTCTGAGATCAGTTCAGCAGCTGACTTAATCAATAGTTCGTGAATATCATATGCTGCAATTTTATCAAACAACTGAATGTTTGCTTTAAGTTCAATTTCAGAGATTGAAACATTAGTAATATTGTCAGTAGCCCATTCTAGTACACGATGAACTTTATCAAGATCAAACGGTTCAACACGACCATCACGTTTTGTTATATTAATCATTAATACTAATTCTCCAGTCAGTTTTGTACGCAATTGTATATTATAACACAGTTGCGTACATTTGTAAATATTTTATTTTTTTATTTAGTGACGGCCTCAGATAAAGCGTCATGACGTACTGCACATTCATTATACATAGTACTTATCGTAATAGTATACTTATATAGGTCGCCAAGGGTAGAACCTTTTAGAGTCGGAAGAGGTTCACAACGAACAGTAAGGTTTGCTGGATACTTTTGCTCTAGTGGTATAACATTAGATGTTGCACAACCACCTAATAAAAATAGTGAGCATATCAATACAGAATACTTTATCATTTTTGTCGACTTTGGTTCAGCTTATTGATTGTTTGATTTAGTAGATTAATACCAGTGTCTGGTAACCTACACTCATTATATATAGGCTGCTTGATAACTTCAATCTCAACTGTTTCAACAATAGTACGTACCTCAGATCTGATACGCTGAATTTGTTCTTCATAGTTCTTTGATATGTCATACCTACGGTCTGCTTCTTCTTGAAGCAATTGATTGTATCTAGCAACTATTTCAATCTTTTCACGTTCACATTTATTGTTTGAATACATTGAACCAGCAATATATGCAACACCGACAATCACTGCTATGACTAGCAGCTTCCAATACTTTGCTATGTATAATAAAAACGCTGGCATGTCATGCGCTGCCTTTAGATTTTTTGTACAACTTACTAATGTCCCAGCGTGACCTACGGTCCATCTTTTTATAAAATGGTTTTTTGTTTTTACCAGTTGGATTAAGGTCAATGCCAGAGTCAGTACCTACTGCATTGGTAGGAGCTTCTTCTTTACAATAGTCTTTAAAACTTTTCATCTCATTATATCCGTTGCAGCAACAAAAATCTCTTGCTTTGTTTGAATATGTTTTACTTTATATATTGGTTCTGACAATATATGACCAGCCGGCATAGTACCTTCGTCAACAATAACCCGTGTCGATTTATGAGCAATCATATCACCAGTTCTTGGAGAAGCAATATCTTGTACTAACGAATATACACCAGGCGCTAAACTATCATTACCTAAAATATACCATGATGATGTTGATTCTGATACTAAATCGGCAGGATCAATGTTAACGCTTTTGAGAATCAATTGAATATGCCTATCGCTAAGTCCAGCAGTTTCTCTTAATAAAAACAGAGCTGCTCCATATGTTGCAATTTTAGAACTGCCGCCTGGGACTTTTTCTAGTAATCTTTTGATATTAAAAACTAGTCTATCAAAAAATGTATAGGCATCTTTCTGTTCATTGGTCTTAAAGTCTGATGGTTTAATTAAAAGTTTGCCATTATTATCTATGATACCAAGTTCAAATGCAGCAGTATCTTTCCATGGTGTAGTCAAAAGCCTGATGAACTTATATGTATAATATAAATCGGCTGACCTTGAAATAATTCCCATTACACATTCCTTAGTATGTTTATTACATAGTCGTCTAATGGTACTTCTATGTATTCATTATCTTTTAAATAATTTAAATATATTAAAAAAGTTTTAAGCACGGGCCAATATTCTGCATCAATTTTATAAAACATCATCTTATTAGTTGGTCTTATACCAAATATGTTATACAATATAACTATATGATTTATAATCAACCGTTCTTGCAGTTCTTTAGTTCCGTGGTATCGTTTAAACAATTTCTTAATATATTTAAATCTTTGTAAGTCATTAAAAAATTCATCAATGTTAGTACATTGTGGATTGTTATAGTTACGTGACGCAAATAATATAAAGTTGTCTTCAGTCAACTCATCAAATAAATGTTGCTGCATAGTTAGTACCCTCGATAATAAATTATATTGTTATTTATTATCGAGGATCTATGACATTATTTACTTCTTGCCGCTTCTCATATCAGATAAAGTTTTCTTTGCTTCATTGTTACGCTTATCGCCTGGGCGAGCTGGAGCCTGAGGCATTTTTGCTTGATGCTGATCATTCTTTCCAGGGTAGTCTGTTACCTTAACATTATCAGTATGAGCATCGGCAAATGCGGCATCTGCTTCTGCTCGTGACTTCAGTTTTTCGCGACCCATACCATCAGACGGTTGTATAGAATTAGTCGAACCTTGATACCAGTTAGAACCTTCTTCAATTTGCTCAAACTCTGATACAAATGAATCAAGATCTTGATCACTCATTTCATCGATCATTGTATTGACCTCATGTTCTGGTGCATCAAAAATTGCGTCCCAATCCCATTTTGTGTCTTCTTTAGCTAATCGCTGTACTGCGTTTCTCATGCCAGTAGATCGATTGACCACCTTTTTGGTGTAATCTTTTGTTGGATAATTTTTAGCATCAGAATATCCAGCGGCAGTTGAATTAGAAACAACATCAGTTAACGCTTTATTTGCATACGACCGCAAAGTGTTTTTTGACAATTCATCTAATTGATCAGTGTCTTCTTTAGTTAAAAGAGCTTTTGCCTTTTGTACATTATCATTTCTTTTATATGCAGCATGTTGTTGTTTGCTACCCTTATTCCAAAGTACTGTATCATCAGTTGTGGCAAAAGATTTACCAAAGTTTTTATTAGCCTTTTTTGCAAGCTTGAGTGCTGACGGTGCGCCTTTGTCTACATAAGACTTTAATGTATCTTTTGACAACTCATCGATTGATTCGGCGTCTTCTTTTACATTTTTCTGTTGGGCAGCAGTACGTTGCATTGCTGCATTAGCTAAGGCACGTACACGCGACATTTGGTCATGCTTTGCACCAGACTTATCTGTTACGACACCTGGCTTAGCTGGTTTAGTTTTACTTTTTTCTTCCCAGCCTTCTTCCATACTTTCTTTATCTTGCTTCTTTTTATTACCGACATTGCTTTTGACTACAACAACAGCGTCATCATCTTCATCATCTTCATCGTCTTCTTCATCGTCTTCATCGTCTTCTTCATCATCTTTTTTCATTAAGCTGCCCATTTTCGATTTGGCTAGCAGTTCAACTTCCATTGCTTCAGACTTTGTCTTTGCAGCAATTGCTTTACGTCTGGCATGAAGGTATTCATCAGACGAATCAGTATCACCGTCATTATCAATATCTGCGTCCTCCTTGCCTATAAGATCAGTCTTCTTCTTTGCGGCGGCTGCCTCTTGCATTTTTAAATATGCTTCGGCAATTGCTTTATTTTCAATATCTAATAACATTTTTATTCCTTATTGTCTAAAGTAAACCAGTGGCCATAGCAATTGCTGTGGCTGCGATGGTAATTGTTGTTGTAGCAATTAGCCAAAAAAATCTGCTTAACGTTTTTAAATCCGAAGTATTAGATTGTGTTAATAATTCGACACCATGAATATGGCCAAGTGATTCTGCCAATCCAGCCTTAATCTCCTTTGTGTCATTCATTAATATTGCAATCTTTTCTTCTGCACGTGCAATTGATATAACTGCATCTGCTAGTTGGTCTAATTTTTGTTCTATTCGATTCATACGATAGTCAGAGCTTTCACTCTGATGCATATGTTGGTCGATCTTTCTCTCTAGTGTAGTTAAATGAGTTTTTGTGTCTTGTGAAACTGATGCCATTATTGCTTCCCTTATTAGTCTAAATCCGATACTTTGCTTGAGGACCACATTTTACATGACCAATAGTTTGCTTTCCACTTCGGGCCAGGGCTATCACAACCATGCCTTGCCCTAAAATTCTTTTTACGTTCAGGGTTATCCCGTTTAATTTCCATATTAGGATCACCAAAATTAACTTTTACTGTATTGCCTTTTTCATTCTTAACATATACAGAAAACTTTTTTGGACCGCCTGGCGTACGAAAAGGATCATTAAGCTTTACACTTTTGCCTTCATGTTCGCCTTCTTCAGATATAAATTGTTTAAAGCTTTGCATATTAATCCTATTTATTATCCTTTGCAGAAAGAAAAGCGGCTACTGCCATTTTTTGTCGTTCTTCTTTGCTTTTACCTTTGAACTGAGGAGCATCTGACTTACGAAAATCTTTAACATATTCACCAGCACCCATAGAAGGATCTAGGCTTTCATTTTTATCTAGTGATGATAACCTACGTACGCGAATAGAATGTTTAAGCGCAGCCTTAGAGTTTCCGCTATCTGAAGCAGCTACCATTTTACCGCCTTCTTCCTTTGCACGCGAATATGCATCAGTACCTTTTAACATACGTTTAACATTCTTTAGCATTGTCGAAGCTTCATTTGTTTTTGGTACACAGTTAGGTACTTGCTTGCCACCTTTATTTTTTGTACCAATCATTTCATAATCTTTCCAGCAAGGATCTTCACCTTTCATTTTCTTATCGGCTTCATCAATTGTTTCTGTAGTATTATAACCTTCATCTAATCCTAAACGGCGTTTTTCGCCTTCAATATATGAATGAAGACCTTCCATATCAGAATGAGATTTACTAAGTTTATTTTGATACCATTCTTCTATATTGCCGCCCATTTCAATATAGTCTAAAATTTCTTCTGCTGCATATGCAATAAAATGTAATTGGGTTTGAGCCATTTCAGTTTTTTCTAATTCTGGATCTTGATAGTTTTCATCTACGGTTTGTTCGGTTTCTTTACCTTGAGACTTAAGCCTAAATGCTTTACGCACTTCAGATTCTGGTACACGGTCAACTGATTTAATTTGGTCAGCTTTCTTCAGAAGTCTGCGTAAGTTAGCTTTGACTTCAGTCGGTGACTTTGAATTAATATACATTGTAGGTAAACCTTCAACTTCAACTCGGTATGAAGATTCTTCACTAACTGTATTTAACTTGTCGCCACGGCGAGCTGCTTGTTGTCGTTGCTTTACTTTTAATGTATCAGACTGTCCTGGAGTTGCATTTTTATATTTTGCAACTAAGGCTGATGTACCTGCATCGCCAGCACCATGCTCTTCTGATATTCCATATAATTCTTTAATAGTTTTCATTATGATTTCCGATTGATAAATTTGGAAAAGGAAGTAAATGATTCTTTACAGTTAGTCTTTTTCTTTTTGTCAACGATAACAACATTATCATCAACATCAGTAGCAACTTTCTTAACAGACTCTAACCACTTACGAGTTTTTTTACCACAAGCCATTTCAACTAAGACATAGTTTGAGCCTAGCATTACAACAGTTCCAACTTCGTCAGTTTCTTTTACAATAACACTATTGCCTACCTGATAGAGAGCACCAGCAATATATGCTTCACGAGTATCTGATACAGAATCTAATTGAATATGCGAACGGAAGTCATGTGATTCTTTAAGACCCATGCTTTTACGCACTGCATTAAATAATGCCTTTGATTCTTTAAATCCGCGTGGCATACCTTTGGTAAACAATTGGTAATCATTATCGGTGGCAGCTGCTCTAAGTTTAGATGCCGACATTCCTTCTGCGCCATCTGCATCAGGATCTCTTTCACCAGCAGAAATAATATTTACTCCGCCTTCAAAGTTATAAAAACCATGTCGACCTTTTACACCATTGTATTTATTTGTCAGAGCTTCATATTCTGGAACGCGATCTGAACCAGCAATAAAGTTAACCTTTCTATAACCTTCATCATACAACTTATTCAATAAATCAAACAATGCTTTTATAGAAGGATCAATTATGATTGCACGTGCATGACGTGGGAACATCTTGCGCATAAACTTTACTTTACTAGTATAGTCTAATGGATTTTTTTCAGCGTCAGTAGACTGTGATGCATAGATTCTATATTCACCGCCCTTAGCAACTTTTGCAACAGCATCCATTAACTTTTCATGACCAATTGTTGGAGGATTAAATCGACCCCAAGAAATGGTCACTTCTTTTGTAGCTTCAGTAATATATTGGCTAAATGATTTGACTGACATCTTATGATTTTCCTGTAGCAATATTTCCTGTAGCAACTTTTGCTGTTTGATTTGCATCAGGTTTTCTGCCAAGCTTACGTTGCATTTCTGCTCTACGAATGCGAGGTATAAGACGACGTGCAATTTTATCGATTGCAGACTTGCGTTTATTAATTATCTTTTCGTATGTTTGACGTGTAGAATAAGGTAAGTCAGATTTTGATTTACCTTTGATTAGCCTCTTTAACATAAAGGTTCGTGCAGCTCGTCGAGCGCGCAATTTAATAACATCGGTAGAAGCAATACGTCGTGATGCTCGTAACTTACCTAATTTGATTTTAGCTTTGTTGCGGCGAAGTGATTGTTTTTTCTTCAGACGAGACTGCATTGATAGCACTTCGGTAAGATCTTCATCACCTGTACTAACAGTCTCTTCTGCAATATATTCTTTGAATGACTTCATTGTTTCCCCATTAGGATTAGCATATCAAAATAATATGCTAGCCTATAATAAAAATATTCATAATAGTATTTATATAAATTTACTTCTTAAGCTTTTTCTTTTATGTACCAACCTTTCCAACCGCGTTTTCCAAATGTGGCCAAATATAGAAAATTTTGATCTTTACACCATTGTTTTAGATTACTAACGCTGTGCTCATTTCCTAAAGGATCAACAATTGTGAAAGTTATTGCATTATTTCAAAATATTTTATGCAGAGTCCCAGCCTTTCACTACGTCTGGCGAAAAATTCAAGTATGAAAATTCCATTCGGTCTACGAGTTTAAGAGCTCCGCCGGTCAGATGGTCGATTGCAACATAACCTTCTGTATTTGTTACTTTAAATCCATTACGTGTACGAACAAATAGCGACATATCATTTAACTTGTTTAGCTTAGCAAGGATGATCATCTTTGCATCAACCAGTGCGCTCTGAAGGTCAAACATTAATTTTAAGTTTGTTTTATTCTGTGGTGAAAAGAATTTAAGATCAGCTTCCATCTTTTCACGCTGAGCGCTTTTACTTTTATCAGTCTTACGCGAATCAATTTCTTTTTGGTATTTGTTTTTAATAAATGTAATTAGACCATTGACATGTTTAGCAGTATTTGTTATACGTTGATTTGCTCGAACAAACGTATTATTATATGTTTCAATTTTACTAGCTAAATCGGGATCATTTGATATTTGACGAAGAGTAGACCCTGCTATCTTTTGGAATATAGTGCCAGCAATTGATAGCGCAGCAGTAACTTCTTTTGTATCGGTTGCAGTCATTGTTGCAGTACCAGACACGTCTGTAATTTGAGCATCACGCGCCCAGACACTAGATACTGATTTGAACTCTGACATCTTGACATCATATGATGCGGTCATTGTTTCAAATGAAGATCCTTTATAACGGGTATGAAATACGATACCCATTTTAGCTGCCTTAAGTTTACGCGCAATTTCAGATTTTGCTGGAACTGCATAAACAATAGTGTTTGGTTGAAATGTTAAATATGATTCACCGTCTATTGTTTCGGCCTTAAGGTTTGACTTAGTAAACATTAAGTCGCCTTGAATAACATCTTTAATACCAAGCTTAGGTAATTCTGCCAGACAAGTTTTAAATTTAGCTGCCAGATCTCCAGACAATTCTGCATCAATCTCTTTATTTGTTTTATAGACCTTAGGGTTTTTATTAAAGATACCTTTCTTTGCGACAAAGAATTGGCCATCACGCGGGTCTGTACCACAAAAGATTGCAGGTGCTCCATCAAATTTTATAGTTGTATTAAATGAAGACTTAGTATTTCCGGCTAACATATCACGCATTGAACGTAAAGCATTGATTGCTTGGCGTGCGCCATCAACTCCACCATATATGACTGCATCATCAACATGTGTCATATGGGTGTTCTTACCAGACCCAACTGCTGATTCTGTTATATAACATTTAAACGATTTCATTTTTGTTTACCTAAAACAACTGATGTTTAATTTTGATTTAATTATATTTACTGACTTACCATCTACTGGTGCAATATTGAATTCTGATTTTTGTTTCATGCCAAATTGCATTTCAAAAGTAAACTGATAATTACCAGATACTTTATATTGTACACGAGCCCTATATGTTGCTTTAGCAGAAGCACTAAACCGTGGAACATCTTTAAGATCAAACGGATTTTTAGAACCTAACAAATAAAATCCATGTGTTCCAACATTTACATAATATGTTTTCTTTTTATTATAATATTGTTCAATTTTTGTTGCAGGAATTTCGCCACGTATGTCTGAAAATGTATCGCGATCCCTTTCATATCTTTGTTGTGTGTTAAGCTTTCCAGCCGTAGCTAACCACAAGTCATCTTTATCTCTTTTATAAGGTATTTCTTTCCATTGCTTTTTGATTAAATTAAACAACCCTACTTCTTTTGCAAGGTCAGCTATGAATTGTTTTTCATCTTCAGTTTCTTTAATAGTATTAAACGACCAAGGGTTTAATTTATTTGAGCGATTATATTTTAGCACAAGAGATCCTGCAGAAGCAGCAGTAATTTTTAGTTCGCAACCAGCTTCTTGACCATTACATACTAACATTAGATCTGGTTGATCTGAACCAGCACCGGCCGGTGTAAAGTTCTTAGGTACTAACTCCATAGACTTCAATAACTTAGCAGCATTTTCTTCATATAAGAATCCTTGTTGAGCAGCCATTATTAAAACCTGCTAAAGTCAATTCTGTTTTTAAAAGCAACCATTGGCTCAATACCAAAAAATTCTAATATTTTTTTAACAGAATCTTTAATTGCATTCCATATTTTAGCAAACATATTTGTCATAAATGATTTTACTTTATTGTATATATTCGTCAACAAACCTTCGTTTAACATATCACCAGCTGCTTCAATTTCTTCTTCTAATTTTTTGACGCCTAGACTAACTACTGACCAGTATCTATATTCGCCTGTCTTTGCACCAGCTGCCTTAACTGATGTTGATTTAAATCTAACAGTAACAGAAGTGGCTGCGGCTACCTTATCGATAAATGATTTATCATTAGCAGCAAACAATTTAACTGATGTACCTTCTGGGTTTGTTGATAACATATATTCTGCATAGGCTAGTGATGACTCAGAAAACTTTAGCTTTCCTGTCATTGCTTCTTCAATGAATGCTCGTTTAAAACCAGCATCAGTATTAAATACACTACGAAGTTGTTCTTTAACTAAATTGTTTACTTCATTTGCTTTAGATAATATTTTATCTTTACCAAGTTTCAGCTCTGCTTCGACTCCACCAGCCGCCTTTGATGTCTTAGCTAACTCATTCATATTAGCCCAGATAGCAGATAGTGCTGGCGGTAATGTTTTCATATGACGAGCCGCTGCATAAAAAGTTGCACGAGATTCGTTTACACCGCCAGACATAAGTTGCGCTG